AGGGAGTATTATAATTACCTTCGTAGTTGTTCTTACTCTCTGGTACCTACCTCCAGAAATTCTATTAACTTTAATTCCATAAATATCACATACGTGATCAATATGAGCACAACTGTTGACATTAAGAAAGAGGAAGACACTTTCGAGGAACTCGAATTGATAAAAGGACTCGGAAGTGTCATAGAGAACGATCAAGAATTAAGAACCTCTATTGCTGCATTAACTGGCACCTTACCTGGAAATATGAGAGAGATTCCCGTGGAACAAGACACTACAGCATTAATTTCTCCTTCTGGTGAAATTTTAGATGAACCTATTATGCAATCTACATCTCTCTCACATCGTCATGAAACAACTCTCCCTCAGCCCGGAATCAAGAACATTTTCCCTTCGAGTGCAGCTCTTTTAACGGAGAGCACTAAGGCAATCAACGCATGCCGGGAAAGGATAAATGCATTAGAAGCATTAGTTCACTCCCAAGGTCAACAAATTTCTGACTTACAAGATCAGAATTCTGCACTCCGAGTTGAAATTCAGGCATGCCACTCGTCTGTGTCCCTTCATAAGCAAACAACAGCTGATGCCATTAGCGCAGCTTCTGCTGATCTACGTGCACGGATTGTCGACGCAGTGTCCATTTATAAAGAGACTCCAGGATTAGTTGAGCGATTGACAGCAGCTACCAATAATATATTATCCATGTATCCGGAGGAATTAAAAACAGGTTTGAAGAAGGTAGAATTGACGAAGACTGATCAAGTATTGATGCAAAAAATCACTACTAACTCAACTTTACCTAAGGCTAAGCTTCCGAAGCATCTCAGAAAGTAGATCGTCAATCTCTATTCGGAACTGTAAGATTATTTAATAAAACTTAGGAGATTCAATTATAGTCTCATTCTTGTCTCACATCACTTCTCATCTCATTCTCGTTATTACCATGTCTGACTCTCGACGAACCATTCCAGATGTCTTTAAAGACAAGGATACCTATGGAGTGAATATTGAGGCTAACCGCGATCGACTCCCTACTATCGATTTGACCAGAAATTGTGAATACTCGGAGATTTTTGTTAGTGCAACTGATCTCTCAGGGCTCGGTTGCTTAGCTGGAATTCAACATGCAGAGGATTCTGACGACATTGCCAAACTGGTTATCGGTGCGATGATTTCTGCAAGCGGTGTTAATTATTCTACTGCTCGATTGGCTAATGTATTCAAAGATACTTCAGCTGAAATCAAGAATTGGGTTATATCTCGATTTAGTCATGTCCCGTCTGAAGATGCCAGCGAAGCCGAGCTTCCCGCATTGCCTAATTCTTGCGTTCCAAAATGGTATGAGGAGTTGGAAGTTCCCGACGAATCAGTGTTGTTTGCCTACGGAGTCGATTCGATGGAAATTGCAGCTTTCGCCGGAATATTGGCTATTGCTGTAGCTAAGCAACCGAGCCCTGAGAATCTAGATGCGTTTAATCTTAAACGCCGAAACGCTATATCTCAATTCATGCCTTCTGGCGAGCTGAAAGTCTTTACTGACAATTCTCCTTATCTATCTCATGCAGTGTTGAGCAAGATTAACAAGACATTCAACTCCATCATTCGTGACCGGGCCTTGGTTATGAGCTCGATTGTTGACAAAGACGATCCAATGGTTTCAGGCACTCAACGTATGTTTTACGTTATGTTTCGTCTTACTTTTGGGGCATCCCTAAGTCCTCTCTTGCTGATTACCAAGTATGCAAGAAAGTATCCTCAATTTTTCAGAGAATTCAGCGATCTCGAAACGGAATATTTCGCTGCTGCCCATGCTCTCCAACGTTTTCTAGATACATCCACGAAACGCCGAATGTATCTGAAAGTGATTTTTGGAAGTGCATACATCCCAATTGATCGTAATGATATTAATGAACTTCTTGGAGTAGCAGTTTTCGCTCTATCTCAACAAGAGTCCACTTTGGAACAATACGCAGGAGGAACTCTTAGTGTTCAACACAGAGAAAAATTGATCGCTCTTCTCAACATCCGAGAGGCTGCTGAGGAAACTGTCCCTGAGGCTCCAGCCCAATAAGTTCTATTCTCATCTCGTATGCACAATTCCTAAATGAAAGATCTCTTGAATTATTTAATAAAACTTAGGAGTTAAATATAAATCCTTATCAGCGATATGCCTACTCTATCGAATAACTGCCAAGACCTCGTCATCTTGTGTAAATTGTCTAGTCCGACTAATGTTGCAATCACACAGTCTAGCAATTTGCAGGACCTTCAATCAAAAGTAAATGCTACCAAATCTCATCATCGAACTTTGGAGAATAAAATAGGATTCTTTCAAAATGCTTTGATCTTGACAATGCAGGATAAAACTGAACTCTCTTGGGATATCTTAGCTCAACTCTTGATCGAAACTAAGTTGAAAATTTGCATGTGCCCTGACAAAGGATATTATCTTTTGCTGATCAAAAGCTCTCCTTTTTCGGTAACTCTAGCGTTAGATCAAGCTAAAACTAACATGTCAGGTTTGTATGTATTTTTGAATGATGAGTATGGACTACATATGTCAGACTCGGGATCAATGGGATCGGGAAATACTAACATCACTGAACCAGATGTTATCATTTTCCGAATTCGAAAGTCGCCACCATCCGATATCATTCCTAATCGAGATTATTTCTCTAGATCTACAAGTCAAGGTATGATTGATGCAATCTCTATCGAGAGACCAGCTTTCCAGTGGGAAAAATTTAACGTGGAGAGAAGATTGGATACTAATCCACGTTATCTTTCTGAGTCTATCATCTGCGATCAAGCCGAGTTCATTCGGCGAGATATTTGTTCCGCTCCGACGGATAATCGAGAATATCGCATTCGTCACACTCGCTACGACATCACATGCACAGCAATTGCTGCAGCTAATACAGCATTTCCGAATACTCTTAATTACTACATAAATGACCAGTACGTATGTCACGGATGAACAAGACAAACTGACATCTCTAACATGAATTTTCGTCACAAACAACTCACCTAAGATATTATTTAATAAAACTTAGGAGAAAACCATACTTACATCGCATACGAACTTAGATTTACAATAATGGACGTTCTCGAAAATCAACCTCAATTTGATTTTTACTCGTTTGTCTGCGCACTAGTTTTGCTAGAAGATCTAACTAAGAGAGTCTGGGAATCGAATCTTATAGAAACCTCAAGTGAGTTTTCACTAGTTACGGAAGATGGTGAATTCGAAGAAGTTGAAGTCACATCTGGTTCGAACTTAGGATAATCGAAGGTCCTAAGAAATTGTACATTAAATCTTCGAATTCACGTGTAGATAAAATATTAAATAAAACTTAGGAGATTCAACAAAAACTTCATCATGAATTTCAGCGAAGCTTTCGAGTTCGATTCGATTCGGGAACGTCGTTCTGCGGCTCCGGCAGAGAAGCATCTTCGAAGTCCAATACTTTCTTCTTTGATGGATAGATTGAGGTTGCTCTATAACGAAGTATTACACTACAAAGAGAAAACTAGATTTCCTCAAAGCAAATTCCCTTATATCAAATCGGATGTTCCACAAATAGTTAAGGCAATTTGTAAGCATAATCTAATTCACTCCTATTCTGGTCTCGAACGCGTTGCAACGCCTTGGTTATTCGATTTAATAGGAACATCAACTTCGCCGTATATTGTCACGCCGGACCAATATCCTGAACTATTTACTCGTACCTTGATATCGAGAGAAAGTCTCAAAATATCCCTAGCTGAGTCATCAGAGCTTTACCGCTCGGAATTATGTGCGTTTAAGAAATGGGGAACGTTGCCAGAAGTTCAAAACTTTATAGAAAATGAGGAGAAATTCATTCCTGAGGCCAAGGAGGACACATACCTTCATTACGAATCCTATAGATACTGGGATTTTCTAGTCGAGAAATATCGACAGCGAAAACAGAAGAAACAATTCGGGAAACAAGGTCTTACTATCGGAGAGTCGATTTTCTTTTTTTATGATGGATTCATTATGGAACAGATTGGATTTAGTACTATGGTTACCGATGAAAATGGAAAACCTAAAAAAATAGCACCTATAAGAAGAATGTATTCTTTTGAACAACTCCAGATGATTCAAGACGTATGTCTTGCGCGATTTAATGCCTTTCTTGCTTTGGATGCTAATATGCACAATTCTAATCAGCAACTACGAACATTTCTTAAAAAATTATTATTATGGCAGGAGGCCGTACTTAAGGAATATGGAAATAAAGGATACGAACTAGTTAAAGGTCCAGAATCCGTAACGAAATCTTACCTAACATCATTAACGCAAGGAGATGTATTACCTCTTAGCTCATTTGTCCGTACATGTGCCAAATTGCAAGAAAAGGAACGAAAATTATCTAAAACAAAAACATGTCCCTTAACGTCTCAATTAATAGATCTTATAGAATCTACCAACGATATCTCGATAGTTACTGAACTCTTCGGCTGTACTAAGATGTCTGGACATCCATTTGTCTATGCTGAAACGTCTTCTATTTCTGTTAAGCAAGAAGCATGTCCGACGGGAAACTTAGATCTTTTGGCAATTAGAGATTACCATGCGCATTTTAAGCGACTTGTACTGGACCGATATCTCAAAAAGAATCTAGTTTGGCCTGCTTTCACAGATAAAGATGGACCTAAGAAGAATACCAAGTTGTATAATCTTTGGAAATCCGGGATAACAAAAATTAATGACTCAAGTTATCCATTATCAGATCTTTATGATGTCGAATTTCCAAAATTTATGGAGTTTGATTATTCTCCGGACTATCTGGATATGATAGACGATAAGGCAATCTGTCCCGGAGCAGATAAATCTTCTGGCTTCTGGTTTAAACAATCAGGAGAAAGTTATCGAAGATTGTTAGAATCCTTAATCAAGAGAGCCGATGTCGATACATTTCAGATAGTGGAACGTATGCGGAAAGGAAAATTTCACATTGATGAACGAATTGTAGAATTGACTCAAAAAGAACGAGAGTTTAAAACTTCTGCTCGATGTTTTTGTAAATTGACATTTGAAGTTCGCCTATTCTTCGTGTTAACTGAAACTAATCTGAAGAGATTTATGGGCGGCGATTCTGGAGATAACGGGTATTTACCTCAACAAACAATGACGATGACGAATACTAAATTGAAGAAACGATTATATGATCTCACTGCCATAAACAATAGGGATAATACATGTCTAGTAGAGGTAGATTTCTCGAGGTGGAACTTAAGATGGCGAGCATGTTCTGTGAATCCTATTTCCCGATCGTTAGAGAAAATATTTGGACTCCCAGGTGTTTTTTCKCAAGCTCATTCTTTTTTCTCTCAGTCAACAATCGTCATGACAGATAAAAACACCCTTCCCCCTGGAGTGACACCAAATTCGCATGCATCTACTTGGCCCGAGTCAGATTTAGTTTGGAGAAACCACTTGGGAGGATTCGAAGGAATTCAACAAACTCTGTGGACTATTTGTACGTTAGCGATGATGTATTACGCAATTCAAGACGAACAATGTTCATTTCAAATGGCGGGACAAGGAGATAATCAAGTCTTCTTTTTATCTTTCAATACCAAAAAACAATCACTGAGTCTAGCATTACAATCCTTCTTATACTCAGTAGAAAGAAGATGCGAACGACTTAATCATGAAGTTAAACCAGAGGAATGTATTGATTCTCGAACTGTATTAACGTACGGAAAAGAGATTTACATACGTGGTGTACACACTATGTATAGTCTTAAGTTCTCTTCCAGGGCCTTTTCGAGATTAGATTATACTATTCCATCTCTGAGCAAGGAAATATCTGGTGTCGTTGCTAATTCGGTAGCCGTGGCTGGGACGCTTCATAATTCATTTAGAGCTGTTTGGTGGAAGCATATTCAAGTAATTCTACTATTACGTCGTCGACTAGCATCCCCTCTTTATGCCTTAGAACACAGAGGACTTTCTCGTTTATTAAGATCCACAACTTCAAGGAAAGTACTCTTAATTCCCGGATCACTAGGAGGATTACCTATGATGCCCTGGACTCGTTACTTTAGCAAAGGAGAATCAGACGATTTGTCCTTCGATGTTGCAGCAACATATTATTTGTCTCAAACGGAACCAATCGTGAAGAATTATATGTGGTTGCTTCGAACTCAAGAGTTTGTACCGCACAAAATTGATGCGACCAATCTCATCAATGACCCTCACTCTATTCCTATCGATAAGCCAAACGACGCATCTCACCTCATATCGAATGCTGTATCTAAGGCATTACCAAGTCTAGTTAATAATAAAGATATTAAGCAGTTGATATCAAATGATCTGAGACAGCAAGGTGAAAATTATAAGTTGCTTTTAACGAAGATGAAACCACTTCACCCTCAAATTGCGGCAGATTTATTCGAATTAACTCCTGCCGGTCTGTATAATAAGACAATTAAACGCTTCTCAATGACCAGAACTATTGAAAAAATTATTCCGGGCATCAATTTTATAGATAGAATATCTCAGGCTAATTCTACAATCTTATCAGTTCTTCTTGATAGATGGGTTCTAGCTGCAAAGAAGCCTGGTGGACGACATCCAGTTCCGTTTGAGATGGCTACGGAATTACGAACACATTGGAATTTAGGACTCGATAATACTTCGATAGGAGTTTACACACCTTTTGATTTCGAAATAGGATATTTCAAACCTGGCATACCTCTCATTAGTGCCACTACAAGTACGAGGAAAGATATTCTTACCACTTGCGGGAATGCACCTCCTAATTTCGGCACTTCAACAAAACAAAAACTATCCGATCATGGGTATAGAATTGTAAGCACAAATTCAACCATGAAAGATCTCAAGAACGCAGTTTTGACTTATTCTGAACTACAAGGAGACCCGTCATTGAAGCCTTTATTCCAATCTATAATATCTGCTCGTTCTCCGTGGACGCTTGAAAAATTAATTCCCATTTTCCCGGAATCAATCGGTGGAACTGCAGTGCACCGTCATAAAAGTACGTCTCACGTATTTTCAGTTCTAGGAAGCTCATCGGTACCGACTCATATCATATTCAGCTCCGATCAGGCGGGTATCTTGTCAGGAGGAGATGCAGATTATCCTGTTGTATTCCAAACGCTTTACATGACACTCACAAATCTCTACCAGATACTATCTACAACGGATAAGTTACTTCCTCCGAATATGTGTTATTACATTCCAAATAAACTACGCGAGATCAATACTTCTATCTCGAAAATTCCCCCAGAACAACTGACAGAAATAAAATGGCCTGATCTTACAGCGAATAAGTTAGCGTGGGTAGGGGAAATCTTTGCATCCGAAATTCCGGAGATTCCACTTCCATCTGTCATACCACATATATTATCTCCATCATCTGATCTGGATTTAATCTATTCTTATATCGAATCCTGTATCTCTCCCGGTGCAGATCAGAAGAAACCTTATGATGGCATACTTGGTACGGTAGATATCTTTGATTTTAAAGAAATATCCCGAATAGATCCAATTACCGTCGAGCATGCAATTTGTTGGAATATTATAACTGATGCATATTATTCTATATTTGTATCTAATGCACCTGATAAATCTCTTCCTCTATTCAAGAAGATTCTAAAGACTAAAGCAACATATTATTCGGGAGAGTGGGTGAGAATCCGTTTACATCCTATGTTCGAGAATTCCCAATATAATCAGCTCCGTCGAATAAATCTTCAGCCGACTCGATCAGGTTACAAGCGTCCAGTAGACTATATGGCCACGCAATTGATAAGAATGGCTCATACGCTATTGTCAACTCGAGGAATGAGCAGTATACCACGTTTAATCTTATTCAGTAACTGGAGAGAATCGTCTGCTCGATTGGGAAGAAGGAGATTGATTTTAGCTCACGCAATAGCAACTTATCCGATGCAATCACTCACAAGTTTGAGGAGATCCGTATTAAGCATTGAACCACCTACCGAACTTTTAAAACAAGACCCAGCAACTTATATCTCTATAGTGACAAGAAAAATCTCTCGGAAGATATCTAATCTAGAGTACACGCTTCCTGATATGCCGTGCTTATTCTTGCATCGCACAGACAAGGAAGCTATGCGTATGCTTAGAGACAGACCACGATACGAAGATAAGAAAGAGACAGTAAACCATGCATTGAAATTCGCGAACCATGGGATATGCAAGGTTGATTACTCGAATTATTACGGGGCCCTAGAACCAACCGATCCGCCCATACACAACGAACGTAATAGTAATGATAGACTCCGCATACTTCGTCGTCGAACCATAGGAATATATTCACCTCTATATAGTGACTGGAATGCCATTTTTGAAATCTTATTTGAAAGAGGATTAAGGAGACAACAAAAATTCCACGTGTTAGGTGTAGGACGAGGTGCGACTTCTCGTGCGTTAGTAGATCGTCATGTAGGTGTTGTAGGGTATGATCTTATTTCTTCTCTCCCCTCAATTTCTCATCGATCGGCATCATATAAACCTCCTGAACTGATCATGTCGGCTAATACTGGAAATTTCTCCTGGAGCAATCACACCTATATGGATGATGGTGATGTCTTAAAAGGGCACTTGGACTGCTTTGATGAATCCAAACCACTCCTGGTTATTGACTTAGACATATCTTTCCAGCTGCTGAAGACATTGATGCTTAGATTGCCAATCGATTCAGAAATCATTTTGAGATATGTCGGTAGTGAAGATGAGATTAAGTGCCTTATAAGTATGATACGTCCTACGCTGGTCTTTTCTCTATGTGTTTCTGAGAATCAAGTATCAGATGTCGTCCTCTACACCACCCAGTTAGGTTCACTCGGGAATGGTAATTATCAGAGCATCGAGTTTAAAACAAAGAATGAGATCAATTATTCATATGCCTCCACAGAATTAGTATCCCAATTCTGGAATGTGGAACCGAATATCTCTAGACATTTCCAATTAGACGTAACTGATACTGTTCTCTCTCTACGGTCTAAGTTAAAATCTTTATATGATGCACGACGAACAGAAGTTTCCGAAGTATATATTCACTTATGGGATATAATGCATGCAAGTTTGAATCCAATAAGTCTAACAGGTAAAGATCTTCGATGTCGGGCAATTTGTGATAATATTTTCAAGTATGATAGTTGAACGACATTTGACTTGAACTACTATTTAATAAAACTCAGGAGGATGCCTTCGTATAAAGAGAAGTATTTCTCAATCTGCAATCGTTTAACTACAATGGAAAGGCGAGTATTACTCGATGAATCAATCCTGCTAGATTTACGACAAACTATCCTAAATCTGCAAACTCAGTTAAATAATCCGCAAAAAGAACTCGATGAATTTCTAATCAATCAACTGCACCTAGCACTTACCGAGTTGATTAAATATGCAAATCCTCAATTTCAATTACCCGCGCATTTCAAAGGTAAAGAAATCAATGAAATTTTAACCATTACTACTGAGATGATATTTAATGCGGTATCTTTATTGAGGGATGCAACTGTTCGAGCTCAAACAATAATTTCGGACATTCCATCCAAACCTATCAAAGATAATCCACCCTCTAGAAATCATTTAATCAAGAATCGTACCTTGAATAACGAATCTCGGATTATATTAAAATCGAGCACTACCGAATTATCTCCTGAACCAAGCAGAAACCGTCCTCGAAGTTTTACAATGTCTCCATAGTAAACACTTCTGTATTTCCCGAAACACAGTTTATTTAAGAAAACTTAGGTTCTGACCATTTTTTATGTCTATATACAAACTTATTCTTAATATCTTTCCATTAATTTACTTTCCAATAGATTGTATATAGGTTCATATTATAAAAGACGAACAAGGTTACGGGTACACGACCTGGACGGGTCGTACTAAAATTCGAAAATTCGAGCATTCGGCCGCGGAGGAGACAGAGGAAACTCTATCATAACCTCCGCTTGTGAAAAGACATAGGGGGT